CAAGAATCAGTATTATGATATAAAGGACATTGACAACATTTCAGAAGCCGACTCGCTGCTTATCATTCGTGCAGCATTGGAGGATTAGTCATGCAGAAAGACGTTATATCTCCTGACGAGCTTGTCGAAGCTCTTGCTGAAGCTACAAGGACCATGACTGAAGAGGTCGTGGAAGAGGTCGAGAACGGTCTTGAAAGGATAGCAAAAGAAACTGTCGAAGAGATTAAGAGACTATCTCCTGTATATAAAGGGAACAGTAAGAAACTCAAAAAAGGTGACTATCGCAAGAAATGGAAGTACATGATTGATAAGGAGAGAGGCGTTACCAAGGTTACTATATACAACCAGAAAGGAGCACTCACACATCTTCTTGAACATGGGCATCTTGTAAAAAACGGCACAGGAAGAGTTTTAGGAAATGCCAATCCGATACCTCATATAGAGATAGCTGAGAAGCACGCTGAAGAGAAAATAGATAGGCTTATGGAGGGCTTATAGTATGGAGCTTGAAGAAATTCGAGAGAAACTGCTTACGCTTGGGATACCGATAGCGTATTTGCAGTTTAAAACACCGCAGGTGCTCCCGTATGCGGTATACTATGAGTCAGATACTGAGATAAAGGGAGCGGATCACTATAATCTCTATCGTGATACTGAAATCACGATAGAGCTGTATACCGATAAGAAAACACCGTCAATCGAACGCAAAATTGAAAATCTTTTCCGAGAGGTAGAGATTGAAAAAGAGGGCGATACAGTGATTGAACAGGAAGGAAACGATGTTTTCCTTACGACGTTTTCTTTCAGTACAATTCAGTACATTGAGGAGGAATGATAAATGAAAAAAGAAATAGACAGAATTGCTTTAGGCTCAGTCGATATTTATATGATTGAGTTTGCAAGCAATAAGATATCCGATATCCCAGCGGATAATGTTATTGAGACCGAAGCAAACCACATCGGACGCACAAAGAACGGTGGTACAGTTACATATACGCCTACATTCTATACTGCGAAGTCAGATGACGGCAAGGCATCACGCACCGAGCTTACTGAGGAAACTGCTTCGCTTTCATTCGGCCTTATTACATTTAATGGAAATACGATTGAAAAACTTGTAGCAACTTCCACAACCGAGATCACAGACGGAAAACGCAGAACGCGCATGGGCGGAATTGCTAATAAAAATGATAAGGTATATCTGATCAGAGCCGTCCACAAAGACAAAGAAAAGGGCGACATCAAGTATACTCTGCTCGGAAAAAATGTTGGCGGCTTCCTTGAATCATACCAGCCAGGACAGGAAACAACAATTACTCCGAATATAACAGCAGAGCCTTTTGACGATGGTACGCTTTTAGTAAAGGACGAATACGATGTTATAGGCGTTTCTATTAGTGGAAATACTGACACAGTAGCAGTCGGAAATACAATTACTCTCACGGCTGGCACGGCACCTTCCGGCGAAACTGTAACATGGGCGTCTACTGACACATCAAATGCTACAGTTAGCAACGGTGTAGTAACTGGTGTTGCTGCAGGTACAGCAACAATAACAGCATCAATAACAGTTGACGGAAACACATACACCGATAGTTATATCATCAAGGTTACAGCAGGAGTGTGATCGAATGTATATCGCTATTGAATACTTTACCGACAATCAGGACAATAGCTATGCTTACGATGTCGGCGATGAATATCCACGAGAAGGATATTCGCCGACAGCCGAGCGTATTAATGAGCTGGCAAGTTCTGAGAATATAAGGAAAAGGCCAGTAATAGGAAAGTTAAGCAAAAAGGACGAAAAAAGAATTAAAGGAACTCAGAACGAAGCTGAGTAAAGTTAAGAGGCGAGCTTCGGCTCGCCTTTTGTCATAAAAGGTGATATCATGAGAATATTTGAAATCAAATTAAAGTCTAAGCAAAAGCTGAGCATCGGAGAACCGACAGTACGAGAGTGTGACGGTATCATCAATCCGAATAACGCTGAAGAATTGATGAGTGCAGCGAAAAGCTATTTGTCAAGAAATAACGAAGGAATTAATATAAGTGATGGAATTCAAATGTCTGATATTATAGCATTGCAGATTTTGCTTACTTCTTGGCTTCGTGATATCAAAGGTGAAGAAATATATCAAGCCCCACCTGTGCAGTCAACTGCACAAGAGGCGGATGCAGTTCCATATAAGTGTACCACGACGCATATAAAAGCTGTTGCAGACTACGCTGTAATGAGCTTCACAGAGGTTTACAAACTTCCGATAACGGAATTCTGGAAACTTTTCCATGATGCAGTTATCTGGAACTACAGCAGGACCGAAGAGGGAAGGGATCGTCTCAGAGAGGCAAAAGCAATGTCTTCTACTGAACCAGACAGAGAAGCTCTCGGTAATTCTTCGATAGTAAGGAGTCGTAGAAATGGCAAGTAAAAAAATAAAGGGAATCACAATACAATATGAGGGAGACACGACTAAGCTTGAGGCTGCACTATCATCTGTCGAAAGCAAAGGAAAAAAAGCACGTTCGGAAATGGTGGAAGTCAACCGGGCACTCAAAGAAGCACCCGAGTCGGCTGTGCTCTGGCAGCAGAAGCAGGAGCTCCTTAATAAGGCACTTGAAAGCTCAAAAGACAAGCTGAAGCTCCTTGAAAGCGCACAGGAGCAGGTTACAGAACAATTCAAAAAAGGCGACATAGGAGAAGAGCAATACAGAGCATTTGAGCGTGAGCTTGAAAAAGCACGAGCTGAAACCCAGAAGCTCGGCGAACAAGTTAGCGATACAAGCAAACACATTGACGAACTCGGCAGCGAATCAGATAAAACTTCAAGTGATCTTTCTAAAATGGGAGATAGTGCCGAAAAATCGACCGAAGGATTTACTGTACTTAAAGGTGCTGTTGCAGAGCTTGCAGCCGAGGGCTTTGAAAAGCTCATGGGAGCTGCAAAAGAAGCATGGCAGGAAATAGACGAGGGCTATGATACGATCATAAAAAAGACGGGGGCTATAGGACAGCAGGCGGAAAGCTTGCAGAAGTCCGCCGATGCCGTTTTTAAATCCCTTCCTGTAGAAATGAACAATGTCGGTGCTGCCGTCGGAGAAATCAATACGAGATTTGAGGAAACAGGAGAGGAATTAGAAGCACTAACAGCTTACTTCATAAAGTATTCCGAGGTAAACGATACCCAGGTTGCAAGCAGTGTTAAGAACGTTGCAGGCATTATGAAAGCATTCCAAGAAGATACAAAGAATGCAGGCAAGGTCCTTGATACTTTTACCGATATTGGACAGCGCACCGGCAAGGATCTTAACAGTCTTGAATCTGAGCTCCTGAGTAACTCTGCAACCTTCAAGGAACTTGACCTTGATATTAGACAGAGTGCGGAACTTCTCGGACAATTTGAAAAGAACGGTATAGATACCTCAACTGCTCTTGCCGGATTAAAGAAGGCTCAACAGGAAGCTACAGCAGAAGGCAAGACAATGACTGATGCTCTCAGCGATACTATAGAACGTATCAAGGGCGCAAAAGACGAGACAGATGCGCTGCAGAGAGCAACTGATCTCTTCGGTAAGAAGGGCGCGGCAGCCATGACGCAGGCAATCAGGGAACAGCGATTCAGCATTGATGATCTTGTTGCAGGCTATGATGATATGCGGTCCGTTGTTAATGATACGTTTACAGCCACACAGGACGCTCCTGATAAAGCAAAAGTAGCTCTTAACAACCTTAAACTGGAACTCGCACAGCTCGGAAATGTGGTGCTGCCAAAGGTAGAAAAGCTTGTAAGTAAGGGAGTTGAAGACCTTCCTAAGATAAAAAAGACAGTAGATGAAATGCTTCCTGTTATCAAAGGCGTAGGTGCTGCCTACGCAACTTGGAAGGTTGCCGCAACAGCTGTAAAAGGTGCGGAAGCGATAAAAAGCTTATCGACAGCTATCAAGACAGCAGACGGTGCTACAAAGGCTCTGAATAGTACTATGCTTGCAAATCCTGCTGTAGCAGTCACAGCGGCAGTTGTAGGATTGACTGTAGCTCTCGGAGCTTTATATGTCGCCCAGAAAGATGAACTTGACATCGAGGGTAAGGTTGCTAAGCAGTACGAAAATGAGTATACTGCTGTTAAAACGCAAGAGACGAGGTCGGCAAGCTCAAAGATGATTATAACAAGCGAGCTCAAGATATAGATAACGAATCTAAAAGAACTGAAAATCTATGGAAGGAACTTGACAGCTTAGCAGACTCGACAGGCAAAGTGCAGGAAGCCGATAAAAAACGTGCAGAGTACATACTTAATGAGCTTAATGAAGCTCTTGGTACCGAGTATACAATGACCGGCAATCAGATAGTAGGATATCAGAATCTTGCTGCCGAGATTGATAATGTAATAGCCAAAAAGAAGGCCGAAGCACTGCTTGATCAATATCTATCTATGAATTCCTCAATGATAAAGCAGAATGCATCAGCTCAGCAAGGATTTGAAAATTCACGAACACAGTATTATGAGGCAAAGACAGCTGAGGAAGACGCATTAAAGAATTACGAAAAAGTCATAGCAGGTGAAAGAGATAAACTATCAAAGTACGGAGTTGACTATTCTTCTCCTGAAGCGTATCTGGACGCATATAAAAATCAGCTTAATGTCGGGACAAAGGAAGGCGCAGATGCTGCTAAAGCGTATATCGAGGCAAAAGAACATACCAAGAATTCAGCCCAGCTGATGCAGGAAAATAGGAGAGTATTCGATGACACTATTGATTATATGCACAAGCTTGACGACGCGGAAAGAGCATTTGCCGAAGAGAGATATGATGATGTAAAAGATATTCTATACTCTAACAAGAACGCTAACAGGGAAATCTTGAAAGATACCAGCAAGAGCTTGGATGAAAGAGAACAGGCGTATAAGAAAAGTCTTGAAAAGATAGATGCGGATCTGATATTGTATTCAAAGAACTGGCGGCAAAAAGAAGCCGACACTATAATGGAAGAGCTCGGCGAAGTCATTAATGCTGCTGCTTTGATAGGCAAACCGGCAAGCGAAGCTTTTACCGATGAATATAAGCAAGCTGTACAGAGTATGCTTGACAGAGATGAACCGTTCAATATCGAGAAACTTTGTAAATGGGCTCGCGAAGCAGGACTTGATGTAGCAGATGTATTCGACGAAGAGTATGTGAAGATTGTACAGAAGCAACTTGATGAAGGATATGATATAACAGAATTATTACTCTGGGGCGTTGCAAGTGGTGAAGATATCGGAAAAGTATTTACAGACGAATTCTGTAAGAAATATCAATCTCAGTTAAACAGCGGATTCGATATTCAAGGAATGATCGAATGGGCGGTTAAAGCAGGCTATGATCTTGGAGATACTTTCGGCAGTAGCTTTCAAAGTCGCCTGCAGCAATATCTTGAATATAAATACTGGTATGAAAATGATCCTATAAACGAGTACAGTATCAACAGTGAGTCCGATGCAAGATACTGGAAGGAACATTGGAGAGACACACCTGAGAGCGAGGAATATTTCCGAAATATAGGTTGGCACGCCTCAGGTGGATATATCGGTAACGGTCAGGAGGGCATTGTTGCAGAAGCAGGTCCTGAACTTCTACAAGTGATGAACGGCGGAATTAAGATCACTCCGCTTTCAAAAACTGCTACAAACACTCCTGCTTCAGCTGCCAGTGGAGATACCATTATTCAAAACTTCCATAATAACATAAGCGCGTATATCAGCAATGACTATGATGTGAGCAGAATGGCTGAAAAACTCGCAACTGAAGAAAAACGAAATATGATAGGAAAAGGCAGGTGATAAAATGAGTTCATTTACATTTAATGGCATAAGCAGTGATGATCTGGATATCATTATTACGAAGCCAATAGTACGCCCGACGTGGCTGCCTGAGGTCGAGTATACACCAATACCCGGGCATCCGAGACAGCTGCCTCACGAAAAAGAGTGGTATCCGAATAAAAGCTTTATAATACAAGCCTGTATGAGTGATGCTTCTCCTGCAAAAGTACAACAGATATATAACAGCCTGCGCGGATATGGTACCTTGATAATATCTACAGCAGAAGATGAAGTGCTAAATGTATATGTAGAAGAACTCGATCCGAACGGAGTCGCTCTTCTTATGGCAGAGTTCCCAATCACTTTTCGAGCGGAACCGTTTGCTTATGCAGCTGAGCCTAAGTCAAAAAGTATTATGGGAGAAACAGTCGAAGTCAATAATGAAGGCACTGCTTTTGTGGATCCTCTGATAACATTTATTGCTTCTCAGGCGACAACAACAGTAACCTGCAATAATGTTGATATGATAGTTAGTACACCTTCGGAGATAGTGGATGCAAATTATTCGAGCGAGTATAGCATTACGCTTGACTGTGAAGGTGAGCTCGCGTATTTTACAAGGCCAAACGGTGATAAAGTCTCCTGTACTCAGAATACAAAAGGTCCTTTCGCAAGACTTCACAACGGGAAGAATTACTTCACAGTACAAAATGTTCAGGCTGCTTCTATCGTCTATAGGGAGAGGTGGTATTGATGGCATACAGTGGCGGCGGCACAAAGGCTGACCCTTATATAGTTGATAACTGGGCTGATTTTCTGACTGTTGAAAATTTGCGGTATGATACCTACATCAAATGGGCTGATAAAGAGAATCCCGAAGAAAAAGTTGTTCCCCCAGTAACTGTTAATACCAGAACTGACTGGAAAGCGGCAGAGGTCGATTTTAATGGCTGGACATTTGAACAGATATATATTGATGCTTCATATCCAACGGCACGTCTGATATATTTATTGGCATTTGCTGATACAAAGATATATAACTGGCATATTATAAATCTTATTTTCAAAGATTGTCAAGTCAACTTTATAGACTCTTTGACGGATATGTACAACTGCTATTTTGACAACGTTATATGCGAGCCTCAGTCAAGCACATCCGCATATTGGAAGTATCAAGGATTAGGCAATGAAATATTTAGATATTGTAATTTTCATTATTCGGTAGTTAATACATATACAGAAGAATGCAACATGATAATACCAAGTGGTCAGTATTACAACTCTGAAATATATGTGCATTACAAATATACTGGAACTACAGCCATAAAGTCACGCAACAGCCTTTTTATTAAC